CTCGTCGAGCGAGCCGCGACCTCCCCCGCGATGACGACGGTCACGGGCTGGGCAGCAGAGCTCGCGCAGAAGGTCACCGCCGACGCGGTCGAGGCCTTGGGCCCGGCATCGGCTGCGGCGCAATTGATCCGCGAGGGGCTCGTCCTGAATTTCAATGGGGCCGGGCAGATCATGGTGCCTGGCCTCATCACTGATCCGAAGTACGCAAGCTTCGTCGCCGAGGGGCAACCGATCCCGGTGTGCCAGCTCAACACCGCCGGCCCGACGCTGAGCCCGTACAAGATCGGGAGCATCGTCGTGCTGACGCGCGAGATGATCGAGAGCTCCAACGCCGAGGCGCTGATCGGGGACGCGCTCGTCCGTTCCGCTGGCCTGGCGCTCGACGCCGCGTTCTTCGATTCCAACGCCGCATCTGCCGCGCGGCCCGCAGGCATCCGCAACGGGATCGCGGCGCTAACCGCAAGCAATGACTCCAACGCAATAGAGGCGGTCCTCGCGGACTTTTCTACGCTCGTCGGTTCGGTTTCGGCCGTTGGCGGCGGGGGACCGTTCATCCTTGTGGCCCGTGCGGGTCGTGCGGTCACGATGAACAGCCGCTTCTATCGTCAGTTCGATCGCGAGAATCGGCTCATCCAGGTCTTGCCGTCGGCCGCCGTCGGCGCCGATCTGGTCGCCATCGCGCCCACAACCCTCGTCGCCGCGATCAGCGCCGATCCTGACATCGAGACGGCGAAGGCGGCGACGCTGCACGAGGACTCAAGCCCGCAGCCGCTCATGGTGGCGGGACCGGCACGCTCGTTATGGCAGACCGACAGCATCGCCCTCAAGGTGCGCTGGCCGGCGACGTGGGCGCTGCGCGATCCTCGCGGGGTGGCGTGGCTGACGCCGTCCTGGAACTAATTGCTCCTCGTCGACGGGGAAAGCGGGGGAGGCTCCGCCAACACCTCCTCACGGGGTGTCCCCCACCTGAAAAAAAGCGCCGCGATCGAGGCCAATCAACCGCGGCGTTGTGGGCTGGGCCGACCCTCATCCCTGATGGGCGGTGAACCGAATCCGCCAAGCGGAAAACAACCGACTCGAGGCTGCCCTGCAACGGGAGGACTCGCGCTATGCCCATCAAACGTCACAAGGCCAAGCAAGCACCAGCACCCATGGACGGCGAGTCGCGCAGCGACTTCATGGACCGCTGCATCGGCGAGCTCATGGACGAGGAGAACATGAGCGAGAGCGACGCGCGCAACGAGTGCGAGGTGGCCTGGGCGGACCAAATGACTCCGCCCCTGATGCACAAGCTGCACATCGACAAGAGCGCCGGCGATGCGCTCGAGTTCGTGCTCTCCGACGCGACGCCCGACCGCTACGGCGACATCATCGAGGTCGAAGGCTGGCAGCTCGCCGATTTCAAGCGCAACCCCGTCGCCCTCTTCTCGCATGACCCTAAATTCGTCGTCGGCAAGTGGAGCAATCTGCGGGTCGAGCACAAGGAGCTACGCGGCGGGCTCGAGCTCGCACCGGAGGGAACGTCCGATCGCATCGACGAGATCCGCCGCCTGGTGCAGGCCGGGATCCTCAAAGCGGTGTCCGTCGGCTTCAAGCCGCTGGAGCATCAGCCGATCGACGAGAAGGACCCTTGGGGCGGCACCCGTTACACCAAATCGGAGCTGGTCGAGACTTCGCTCGTAGCCGTGCCCGCGAATCCCAACGCGCTGGCCGTCGCGAAGTCTCTCAACATTTCCCGCGCCACCATGGACCTCGTCTTCGCCGAGCACGGCAAGAGAACCGAGGAAACCCGCGCGCGGGAATATCACGCCGAGCACGGCAATCAGAGGCACGCAAATGGAAGGAGCAGAGCCATGACGCCTCTTGCTCAAAGGATTCAGGAACTCGAGGGGCGGATCGTCGCCACGCAGGACGAGCTAAACGCCCATTGGGAGAAAGTTGACGACACCAATGTCAGCGACGCCGACCTGCAGCGGTCGAACGATCTCAACGCTAGGCTCGCGACGCTCACCAAGCAACGCGAGAATATGGTCACGTCCGAGCGGATCCTCGCCGGCACGAGCGTGAGCACCAGCGGCGGGGGCAACGGCCAACAGCGCGACCTCACCGTCTACCAGCCGCCGAACAACAACGGCGCCGGCGAGCAGCGCACCGCGATCGAGGTGCCGTACCTCATCAAGAGTCGTGGAAAGGAATACGATCCGCTCGACTACATGATCCGCGCCGCCGTGGTCGCCTACGCCGCGAAATCCTGGGGCAAGCCGATCGAGGAAGCGCGCCTGATGATCGGGCGCCATTTCAAGGTTTACGAGGACGACGGCACCAAGGGCATGTGCGAGCTCGTGCTGCGCGCCGCCTCAGCCCCCGCTATGACCAGCGTGGTTGGATGGGCAGCCGAACTCGTCCAGCAGACATGGACGGACTTCATGCCGCTCTTGATGCCCAAAGCGGTGTTCAATCGGCTCTCCGCGCGCGGGCTTGCGCTCAGCTTCGGCCGAGCTGGCAAGATCAACATCCCGACCCGCGCACGTACGCCGACGATCGCCGGCTCGTTCGTCGGTGAGGGACAACCGATCCCCGTTCGCCAGGGCTTGTTCACGACCCAGGCGCTGACCCCGAAAAAACTCGCAGTCATTACGACCTGGACCAGAGAGATGGACGTTTACAGCACGCCCGCGATCGAGGGCTTGCTGCGCGATGCCGTCCAAGAGGACACCACGGTTGCGATCGACTCGGTGCTGCTCGACGCCAATCCGGCGACCGTGGTTCGTCCCGCTGGTCTGCTCAACGGCGTGGCGGCGCTCACCGCGACCGCCGGCGGTGGACTTGATGCGGCGATCGGCGATATCAGTCAATTGGTCTCCGCGCTTATTACGAGCACGCTCGGCAACGTGCGTAATCCGGTGTGGCTGCTAAATCCGGGCGACCTGCATCGCTTGCGCATGGTCATCGTCTCGCAAAGCGGAGTCTTTCCCTTCCGCGCCGAGATCGATGCGGGCAACCTCGACGGCATTGCGTTCATCGACTCCTTCACGGTCCCGCCGAGGACTCTTATCCTCATCGACGCCGCGGACTTCGTCACCGCCGGTGCCGACGCTCCGCGCTTCGAGATGAGCGACCAGGCAACTCTGCATGAAGAAGATACGGCACCCGCACCGATTGCGCCGGGACCGAGCGGCCCCGCTTCGGCGCCAGTGCGATCTCTATTCCAAACGGATTCGCTGGCTCTGCGTATGATCATGAACCTCAACTGGACCATGCGACGATCCGGCATGGTCGCGTGGGTGCAGAACGTCACCTGGTGAATGGTGATCCTGCCGGATCGTCCCCGCCGGCGAACTCGTCGCGAGCCACGAAGTATAGGCATCATCGCAACTCGCAGCCTCCAGGAGAAATCCATGCCAGAGATCAAACCGCAAAGCACCACGTCCGCCGGTCAGGTCGGCGATCCGCGCGTCGATCCATTTGACGTCTACAAGCCGACGCCGACGCAGGAGGAAAACGACCGCGCCGCGGTGGGCGAGCATGTCACGGACAAGGAGCCGGATGGCAGCCCGGAGCAAGACTCGACCGCTCCGGCTGCCAGCGGTTATCGCTCCGAGCAACGCGAGCACCGCCAGCAGCGATCACAAGAGCACCAGCGAACGCAAGAGGCCAAGCGGCCGTCTGGCAGCTATGAGACGCGCACGGTGCAACCGCGACCGCAGGCGGCGCAACACTCGCCCTCGGCCGAGAAGAAAGACTCATGAACGCACGCGCGCTGATCGCTCGCGTCATCGGGCCCTTGGTGGCAAAAGCCACCGAGGGCGCATTTCGTCCGGGGCCATATTATCTGCCGCTTAGCGGGGGTTGGTTGCCCGACGGCGCGCCGCTGAATTTCTGGCAGCTTGGGATGGATCCGAGCGGCACTGGGCAGCGCTCCGCCATGGTGGAGGCCTGCATCTCCGCGTATGCACAGACCGTCGCGATGTGCCCCGGCGATCACTGGCGTTCGAACGACAAAGGCGGTCGCGACCGCGTCAACAATTCCGCGCTCTCGCGCATCCTGCGCAAGCCGAACGACTACCAATCAATCTCCGATTTCTTATTAAACGCGACGCGCTACCTCTATCTGGAAGGCAACGCCTATGCGCTAGCTTTGCGCAATTCCCGCTTCGAGGTCGATTCCCTTCATTTGATGGATTCGCGGCAGTGCACGCCACAGCTCGCTGTCAATGGCGAGATCTTCTATCACCTGGCCGGCAACGACATCATCGCGCGTCGCCTCGAACTAGGCCGGATCGGCAACACGCAACTGATCGTGCCGCAGCGCGATGTCCTCCATATCCGCCTGCACACGACGGACCACAAGTTTCCGTTTCCGCTGAAAGGCGAGACGCCGTTAATGGCTGCCCTCGCCGATATCGCGCAGACCGACGCGATTAAGCGCCAGCAAATCCAATTCTACATCAACCAGGCGCGGCCATCCGCCGTGCTCTCGACCGATCTCGTGCTCAATCGCGAGCAGGTGGACGAGCTACGCCAGCGCTGGAACGAACAGGCCAAAGGCCTCGACGGTTGTGGGCCAGGCGGCACGCCCATCTTGACCGCCGGCCTAAAGGTCCAGCCTTGGACGACGCCAGGCAAGGACGCCCAGGTGGCCGAGGTCATGAAGCTTTCCGGTGAGCAGATCGCGCTCGCGTTCCGCATCCCGTTGCAGGTTCTCGGTCTCTCCGGCGGCGCGCCGTTCTCGTCGACCGAAGCGCTCATGCAGTTCTGGATCGGGACAGGGCTCGGTTTTGCTCTCAACCACATCGAGGAGGCGTTCGGCCAACTATTCCAATTGAAGGGCCAACCCCACGAATACCTCGAGCTCGACACCTCGGCGCTCCTGCGCTCGCAATTCAGGGATCGGATCGAGGCGCTGACCCGCGGGGTGCAAGGTGGTGTGTTCTCGCCCAACGAGGCACGCAACCGCGAAGGACTCGACAGCGTGGATCAGGGGGACGAGCCGCGCGTCCAGCAGCAGGTTGTGCCCCTGAGCGCCGCGGCAGGGCTCGGCGCAAAACCAACATCCAGTGGTCCGCATCCGCCCGCTGCACCTGCTCCGCCGCCCTCGCCACCGGCGCCACCACCGAAGGACTACGACGAAAATGTCCGACGGCTCTGTCAAACTTTCCTCCACACCGCTGACACCTTCGCTGGACGGCTTGATCTCTGACGCGGTCCGCGATGCCATCGGCCACACTATTGCGGTGCTTCGCCGGCAATGGGAGCGCGAGCTCGCAGTCATCGAGGCGCAGTCGCGGGCGGCGATGGCGCAATCGAGCGCCACTATCGCCGAGCTCCGGGTGCAGCTCGTCGAAATGCGCGCGGCGTTCGACGCGGCATCGTTGCAGAGGATGCTCGAAATCAACGCACAGGTCGCCGATCGGCTTGCGCTTGTGAAGGATGGCGCACCTGGCCAAGCTGGTGAGCGCGGCGAACGCGGCGAGAAAGGCGAAGCTGGCGCGCAGGGGCCGCCTGGTCCACATGGAAATGCGGGCGCGCCTGGTGAGCGCGGTGAACGCGGAAAGCAAGGCGAAGTGGGCGCGCAGGGGCCGCAGGGTCCACAAGGTGATCCGGGCGCGCCTGGCGAGCGAGGTGAACGCGGGAAGCAAGGCGAAGTGGGCGCGCAGGGGCCGCAGGGTCCACAAGGCGATCCGGGCGCGTCAGGGGAGCGTGGCGAACGCGGCGAGAAAGGCGAAGCTGGCGCGCAGGGGCCGCAGGGTCCGCAAGGTGATGCAGGCGCGCCTGGCGAGCGAGGTGAACGCGGGGAGCAAGGCGAAGCTGGCGCGCAGGGGCCGCAGGGTCCACAAGGTGATCCGGGCGCGCCTGGCGAGCGCGGCGAACGCGGCGAGGAAGGCGATCCTGGACCGCAGGGCGAGAGAGGTATCGACGGCGCGCAGGGACAAGCAGGCGAGCGCGGCGAACGCGGCGA